GAGAATCTGCTCCTGGAGGCATGTCAGGCCAGCGGGCGCGCAGGTCGTCGGCAGTCAGCTGAGGGAATCGAGAGACTGCCATTGTGCCTACAGGGTGTACTTGACGAAGTTTGCGGCGTCTGCGATTGCCCAGCCGAACTCAGCCTCGGCGCGAATCGCCACGAGGTTGTTCTCGAACAGAGAGACGAGTTCACCGTTGATGGTCACAGCTGACTCGGTGGAGATGTCGAAGTTGATCCCGCCGACGGTGCCCCAGATTGCCTTCGACCAGTCACCACCGATGCCGACTACAGAGCCGGCGGCGGTGCCATTTGCGACGGTGTCCGAGAACGCTGCGGGGCGACCGAGCACGGACCCGGAGCGGACGGTGGACGCGGTGTCGTTGATGGGGTCAGCAATGAACAGGGGACGGCCGTTGACGTCCACGCTCGCGTTGAAGATGGGCTCGGTCATATCGTCGAAGACAAAGCCTGACAGCTTCTTCTTATCCTTGACCAGCAGGTCCAGGCCGGCGTTGATGTCAGCAAAAACGCCACCCTTTGCAGAGGCGTTGGTGCCAATCTTGACAGTCTTGGTGGTTGCTGCGAGGTGGGTACCCGCGCCGAAGGGGCTGTTGGTGCCGTGGATAACGGCTGCATCGAATGCCTTTGCGAATGCCTCTGCGATGTCTGCGCGCAGAATCTCGACGTAGTTCGCAGGGTTCGCGCGAATGACCTCAGCGGAAACGACTGCGATAGCAGTAAGCTTCTTCGGGGTCATGGTCTTCAGACCCATGCCGTTCTTCGTGACGTGCTTCTTCGCGGTTTCGGCGGTCCAGCTAGCAGTCGGCTTCTCGGTCACCATCGGGACCTCAATGCCGCGCTCAGACAGCGGCACCTGGCGCGCCAGACGCTGGACGACCGACGACCGACGTGCCTCTTCAAAATATGCCTGCGCGAGATCCGGCTTAATGAAACCGGACAGGTCGCTCAGCTTAGTAGCGGCGGTAATTGCCATGAGCTACTTTCCTTTCT